AGCAACTTATTACGCTTCTCAACCTGAAAAGAAAATATGGTTAGTAGGACTATCATATGATAAAGCAGATCTTATGTTTAGAGAGGTTTGGAAAAATATGGTAATAGGTCATGCTAATGATATTGAAAGAGCTTCTGAAAAAGAAAGATTTATAAAATTTAAATGGGGCACAACTGTAGAAGCTAAGTCGGCAGACAATCCTGATTCACTTGTTGGAGAAGGTTTGGACTTGCTAGTTATAGACGAGGCTGCTAAAGTAAAAAGGCGAATATGGGATATGTATTTATCGCCAACTCTTTCCGATAGAAAAGGGAAGGCAATATTCATCACGACTCCTGAAGGATTCAATTTTGTTTACGATTTATTTCTCTTAGGCAAAGAAGATGATTTATGGGAATCTCATCAAGCCCCTTCGTGGGACAACCATTTTGCCTTCCCTGACGGAAAAAAAGACCCATTTATCCTTGAAAGAAAAAGGAATATGAGCAAAGAGATGTTTGACCAGGAGTATGGGGCAAAATTTACCTCATTTGCAGGGCGTGTTTATCCGTTTGAAAGAGATTTAGATACAGGGCATTACCCATATAATCCAAACTTTGCTACTTATTGCTCTATTGACTTTGGTTATCGTATGCCTGCAGTTGGATGGTTTCAGGTGTATAGGGTTGGTGGTATGTGGCATATAAATATGATAGACGAAATATTACATAAAACAAATATTAAAACAGACGAGTTAGCCTTAAAAATTAAGGCAAAACCATATAATGTTCTTAAATATTATGGCGACCCTGCAGGAAAACAGGCTCAAGGTCAATCAGGTTTAGGAGATATAGAGATTTTTAGGAGAAAAGGAATCGTTATACACACCAAAAGAGATAAAGTGTCAAGAAATATATCTTCAGGCGTATCTCACGTCAGAGGATTTATAGAAAATGCAAATAATCAAAGATTTTTTCATGTTGATAAAAAATGCACAGGTATGATGGAAGATTTGGAAAACTATCGTTATCCTGAAGCAAAAGAAGGGCAAGACTTAAAACCTGAACCATTAAAAGATGGTTATCACGATCATGGAACAGATATGTTAAGATATTTTTTTATAAACCAATTTCCAATCAAGCAAAGAAAATTTAAAGTGAGGACAAGATGAACATAACAGTAGAAGAAATAATAAAACAATCAATAGAAGAAAACAAACTAGCAAATCAAAAAAGTAGAAGGCATTGGGTAAGGCGAATGTTAGACTATTATGGAGGTAATGCAACCAATCAATACATCCATAATTACTTTAACTCTGCAGCTTTTCAAGAAATACCACCTTATAATGCTAATTTTACAAGAAGATTCATAAATAAAATGAGCAGAATATACACAGTTGGTGCAAATAGGAATGTAAGTCCTCAATATGAGCAATTAACTATTAAAAAAGATGCTAGAATGAAGCATATTGAACGTATGACTCGCTTGATTGGTACTGTTGCAACTCAAGTTATTTATAAAGAGTTTAATGGTATGCCTTACTTTGATTATAGACCTGTTTATTATTTTGACGTTCATCTTAAAGACCCATACACACCTGCTGCGATTATGTATCCTCTTTTAATGCAACCTGAAGACACTACATATACCGATAAAATGGAATATGCTTACTGGGATGAGTCAATTTATGCTCAATACGACCAAGATGGCAACATTGTAGAAGAATATGAGCATGGATATGGCGTTATACCTTTCTTATTTACTCATAGAGAGGAACAAATAGACGAGTTTTTTGTAGACGGAGCAGTTGATATAGTTGATTGCAATGAGCAAGTAAATATAGCGATGACAGAGATGCAACTCGGACTTAGATTCCAAATGTTTGGTCAGCCATTTATGACAGGGGTTGATAGTGATAAAAGGATTGAAAGAGCAGGTTCAGACCAAATATTAGACCTTCCTGAAGGTGCGACTTACGACATTGCATCTCCACAGGGCGATATTGAGGCTGTAATTGAGAATATTAAGTTCCAATTAGACCTCGTGGCACAAAATAATCACTTATATGTGCAATTTGCACAGGATGGTGGCGAAACTCCTAGTGGAATCGCACTAAAAATAAAAGATTTAGAGAGATTTGAAGATTATCAAGACGATTTAGAGCTTTGGAATATGTATGAGCATGAATTATACTATCTTGAGAGAGAAATTGCAGCATATAATAATATTAGACTGCCTGAAAGGCTAAAAATTGATTTTAATGAGCCTGAATATCCAAAAACTGTTCAAGATCAGATAATGTTAGACGAACATAGGCTAAAACATCACATGATTAATGAAATTGACCTGCTTATGTCTTATAATAAAGACTTAACTAGAGATGAGGCTGCAAAAATCATACAAGACAACAAAGATTTTATGGAAGACCCTCATTATTTAGCGATGGAAGGTAAACCTGCAGAGCAAGCACCTGAATTAGAAGAAGAAGTTGAGGAAATTGATGAGTAAGAAGCAAATAGAGACTAAGATAACTTATGATGCAGGTCGTTTGGCAAAAGAAATGCCAAAGATGATAAAAAAATTACTGATAGATTATACTAATCAAACTGGAAGAAATGTTAAGAGTAATATTTTTGAAGGCAAAATTAAACAAAACCTTACAGAAACCACTAAAAAAATAAGAAGAAAAAGAGGTCAGAAAGGCACTCCTGCATTATTTGCATCAGGAAGACTTTATAATAGTATAAAAGTTAAAGAGTTTAAGACTACAGCCTCAATTAACATGAATTTTTATGGAGCATTGCATAACAAAGGTTATAATACTGCACCAAATTCAATGATTCCTAGAAAAAAAGTGCCAAAAAGAGAGTTTATAACACCTAAAGAAGGAACTTTTGATAG